TTTGTCCCTACCTGGCGAAGCCAGGTAGGGACAAGATCTCTCTTCCCCCTTTATCAAAGATAAATATGAAGAGAGCGCGGGGAGTTATCTTATTTCTAAGGTAACAGAACTGCTAAAATCCACGTTAACAACGTAGGAGAAGTCCTCTAGTCTTAATATTCCTTTGGTCATATATCCCCTGTAAATAAAATTAATTATAAACATTATGAAAATATGAGCGCAAAGTAAGCGATTTCTTCAAATCGCAAAGACCTTTTATACATGGTACTCTGTATACTATCCCACATGCTCTCCAGATGACATTGCTCCGTTTCTTGAGAGAGTTCATCACTCTCTCGCGAATAGAGGAGCTCTAGCAACACTCGAGTGACTAAAAGAAACTCGACTTGCTTTCACCCGTTGAATATGTGGAGATAGTAGACCTGATGTCTGTGTTAAACTTGACTCAAGTGGTCTACCAGTAATGGTAAAGTCCACCCTCGGTAAGTTTATTGACACAGCAAGAGGTAGAGCACTGATTCTTACCCTGCTCAATTGTATACGAAGTTATGAAGGTCTTAAGGAACCGAGTATCTCCGATATTACTTCGCCTTATAAAGGTGAGAAGTGAATCGATAGTTACCTAGGCCTCTATACTAAGGATTTTCTCCGAAAGTATGGTGACATTCATAGACCTCGTCCACAATTTAAGCAGTGACTTTATACAACTAAACGCGGACCGAACGGTCCGAGTATAGCCACGGCATATCACGATATAACTCTTCTAACAGAAGAGCATTATCGGATATACGAGGTCCTAGCTGGTAAAGACTATAAGGACAGTCTGCTGAAGATTAAAGAAATAGCGTCCGACCCCCAGGAATTCGAGAGAATACGGAAAGATTTTTCACTTATCGTAGATATTAAATCGCGATATGTCGAAAAGATCTCTGTAATTCCCTCTCCTGAAGGTAAGATGCGTACTATCAGTATAGCAAGTTATTGAGCTCAGAATGCCCTTGATCCGCTTCATAGGTGTATCTTTAAGTATCTTCGTAAGATACCTAATGATATCACCTTTGATCAGAGTAAAGGTCTTTCTATTCTCAATAAAGGTCAAAATGACTCATATTGATCATATGACCTAAAAGCTGCTACTGATAGGTTTCCTCGATCTACGCAGACGCTTCTACTTTCTCACCTCATCGGTCAGGAGTTTGCAAATACCTGGTCACTACTCATAAGCGCTGAGCATGATATTCCTGCAATAGGAATACGTGCGGCGTGAGCAGTAGGCCAGCCTATAGGTAAACTCTCTTCGTGAGCCGTCTTTGCGTACACTCATCATTTCATTATATATGTAGCACATAGAAGAGCATGTGTTCCTTTCGCTCCCGGAACATATGTTATCCTAGGTGACGACGTAGTAATCGCAAATGATAAGGTCGCGGAACAATATTCAACTCTTATCCGATGACTAGGAGTGGAAATTTCTATGAATAAAACCCATAGATCTTCGCACTCTTTTGAAATCGGGAAGAGGTGGATACATAGAGGACAGGAGATTTCTCCCTTTTCTATCGTTCCGTGAATGCAAGCAAAGAACTGAGCACCCGCCATTACGCAATGTATTTATGAGGAAAAGAAGAGATCATGATCCCTTCCTTTCCATCCTGTTGAAGGTGTAGCAAGATGTATACTTCTTCAGTATCATGGAAAACTATCCTCAAGGTATATTGACCATCTGTTCGACCTGTCACAACTTAATGTGGCAGTGTATCACTCTATAAAAGAGATGATCACATGATCAGACTGTATCAATATTATTGCGGAAGTTTTCTATAAAACTAAATGAGAACACCTTGATAGACTACATGGGAGACTCGTACAAACGTACGTGTATCTCAGACTGTTTAACAAAAATGCTATACCTCACTGGAGTGCTATAAAGAAAGTCATTCTGGTCGAAAATGGTTTCTCTATGGCATCAATAATACAAATAATAATGGGTGGGCGCAGCCTTTCAGGAGCTTCTTTCTCTTACGCAGATCTTCCTCATAAGAAAATTATCCGTCGCTACGCTCAGGAGTTCTTTGATAAGAACGCTGATGTAGTTCAGGGTCATTACTTTGAAGATGGTATGCTTCAGAGAGAAGCTGTGAGAAGCCTCGGTATTCCCAACGTTGAGCATGCGTTTACAAAGAGTAAAGTTCGGCGAGAAGTTATTCTATCGAATAATATTCTCAAAGAGCTTTGTTCTTTCGTAAAAAGCGTGCCGAGTTCGGGTTTTACACACACATCCGGTTCTCCCGTTCCCACAGAAATTAACGAATACATTCGTAAGGTTAACTACTATGAGTGAGATACTTAGGACTATGCATAAACTTGGGAAAACCAAGCCGCTGTTAACAAATGTCTTTACTTATTTAACACTTTAAATAATTAAAGACGGGGTGTTAGCAGATCTCGTCCCTACCTGGCAAAAGCCAGGTAGGGACAA